GGCCGGAGCACCCGCAATAAGACTTGTGATACCGGATAGCTGTTGCCCTTGCAGGAGCTGCCTGCCGCCCCATGAAGCGACCAGTCTGTCAAGAGGCCCACCCGCACTGCCGCCGCCGCCACCGCCACCGCCGCCGAGCAGCCTCACCAACGTAGCAATCTCAGCAGCAGACGCGCCTCCACCGCCGCCTCCACCGCCGCCAGGCCAACCAGTGCCGGTACTACCGCCAGGAAGCACAGAGGCCGCGCGGATTATCGCCCGGAGCCTGGTAACAGAAACAGGGTCGATGTCAATCTTGACTTTTGCTGTGATGTCCCTGAGGGCAAACTCGACTCCCCTTCGGAATGACTTGCCGTATGCCAAGCCTGAGTCATACCCCGCGCGGTTGATCTCGGGACGAGACCTTAGCATCGCCTTGGTTATGGTGCTGCCAAGGTCCATTCCCTCGATGATGCCACGAGAAATTCGCTTGCCTATATCCTTGCCGATGTCGTTGGCAGACGGGACAAGCTCGCGCCTGATCTTCTCGTTGAATCCGCGTAGGTCCGGTACGACAGATACGGATACGCCGCCAACGATAATTTCACCAGCGATGTCGTCACCCCCTCACGCCGAGCATCTCATCTAGCTTTGCTTGTGCTTCCTCGTCCGAGAGGCCGCGAAGTCGTGGGTCCATCCTCTGGGCCACTTCGAGCGGTATCGCCCTCTCGCGCCGCGCCGATAGGCCTGGACGTGGCACAGACGCGGGCCGGGGTATCCGCTTATCGGACCTCATCTGGATGTATGCCCAAGTCTGCTGCCTGACCTCGTCAATCAAGAGCGCGATGAGCGACTCCAGCGCACTCCAACTGGACATGGCGGGATCGAGCTTGGACCCATTTCTGGCCATGATGCTGTCAGGCGTCTGGTTTCGTATCGCAGTATTCACTGCGCTCTCCGGAGGAAGATTGTGCACCAGGATGAGTAGCTTACGCCATGTCAGCCTACTGCCCTTGACGAACAGGTCGACAAAGTCCAGCCCGTAATAGCGCTGTAGGTCTGCCTCTATCTCCTCCGCGAACTGCGACGTGAGCCACCACGCCTCTGCGATTTTCCCGCGTTGAGTCGCGCCGCCCGGCCGCACTGGTCGAACACAGCTTCGATCTGGTAATTGTGAAGATCGGCGTCCACCCAGATGCGAAACTCGCGATCATCATCGATGACCTCACGGGCCCAGCTCTCCCAATCGCCCATCGACGCGGCTCGCATCGCGGACGAAGACCAGTCACCGGCGTGAGCGATGTGGAGGATCTTGCCGTCTACCCTGACGGTCGTGGCCTTGCCGACTCGCTCATTGCGAAGGTCTTCATCGATGTCATCGAGATCGACATCGACATCCTCCAGCTCTTCTGGCTCTTCTGGCTCTCCCGCGGTGGCCAGGTCGTCGGCGGTCACGTGAAGTACCCGGCCATGCTCTTGCCGTAGTTGATGAACCGCTTGGCGACGTAGATGGAGCCTGACACGTTGCCAGGGTACATCGTCACCGTGATGTCCAGCGAGTCGACATCGGCCTGCTGAACCTGGTCGTTCCCTCGCGCGGTGACCTTGGTGTATGGCGCGTAGAGCCGCATGGCCTTGGTGCCGTCCACCGAGTCCCAGATGAAGGCGTACCTGTTGTCGGCGGGCGGGTCCGGGATCGTGTACTGCGCCTGGAACGGCGCGGTCGTCGTCGCCAACAGCGGCGAGGTCGTGACCGGGAAGATCGGCACGTCGTCGTACAACGACCGGACGTACGGGTTGAGGTTCTCCAGGAACGTGGCCTGGACCGTCTTGGAGCCGCCGGTGAGGATGGTGCGGATCGGAGTCAGGACCCCGGCCGCTGGGATGTCCTTGACGGTCTCGTCGAGCTTGAAGATGTAACCGGACGTGTCGAGCCACCCACAGCAGTAGTAGCCGGTAAGTGAGTCGATCGCCTCAAAGCCGGTAACGGGACCGGCCGTGTTGCCTGCAGCGACCCAGGCGACGACATCGCCTGCCGCGTAGAGAAGAGTGTTGTCCTTCTGCTTGCCCGGTCCTAGCACGAGAGGGCTAACCTCTGGCGGGGCATCAGATGGTGGTGATACTGGTGACATTTGCTGTACTCCTTACGGATGTAGTCTAACCTCGTAGCTTGCGTTGTAACGGGAAAGTCTTGTGTTCACCTCCGGTAGCCGCCTTGGTCCTGAAATTGTCGTCACGTGCTGTATAACTCCATTCGTAACTTGTTTCCCGGCGAGCCCGAGTAGGCTCGTCTGTATCTCTCTCGCGGCGATAGAGACGTCCATGGTGTGATCGCTGAAGCCCCATACATCGACTTCAACTGTGGCGCGGTCGACCCAGATATCTGCGTTAGCCCCGCCAATACGGGTAAGCCGTACCGTGATCTTCTCCAGTTGTCCGACCGGCACTACTGTCACAAACCTGAAGGTCGGGTACAACGGGACCAGGAAGAACATGAGCGATGATTCGACATCAGGGAACATAGTCAGCATTACAAGCTCGCCCCCTCTGCTGCTCTGCGCAGGACGTGGTAGGGCTCGCGCCCGAATCCGCCATACTCGACAAAGAAAGCGTCAGGCGCATTGTTGTATACGAACGCCTCCGCGCGGTCGCTGTGTATTCCGCCGAACCTGTGAGCGCGCACCCTGAAGCTGGAGATGTAGAGGCCTGGGTGCTCGTCGCCCTCGGCCAAGGTACCGACCGGAGCCAGGGCTATCGCGCGGGTCCTGATGTCGTCGGCTACGCCCCGAACCAGCCTCATCATTGAGGGCGAGTTCAGGAACTTTCCCATCCCGATGTGGTCAGGATTGTAGTCAGACATCACGCCGCCCCCTCAACCTCGGTGGCATCAATCCGGATAGGCGACGTGTTGCCGGAGAACGGCGACTTCCAGATGTCAGGTTGACCGTTGACCTCGTACTGTACTCCAGCGACGATGACGGCGTCGATGAAGCTGACGTCGGTACCGTACGGCACGAACACCACGATACTCTTGGTTATCTGGTCCGCGAAGTTTAGGTCCTCCCGGCTGGAGGCAGGCTGCACCGAGCACGGCCCGACATCAGTGTTGACGGTGCCATAGACGTCATTGCCCCAGTCGTCGGTGCCAGTGATAGTCCTGCGGACTATCGTCACTGTGCTGCCGTCTGGGAACATTAGAACCTCGTCGCAATAGTGCCTGTGCTCTTCCGGTAGTCAGCCAGCAGACTCTGCATGCCGAAATCCGTCAGCGTGGCATAGAGCCCGCCGCCGATCGCGCGGCGTCTCATGCTGTAACTGTACGCACCGATCGACTCACTCTGGACTGTAGCCGACATGGTCGGCGTCGATAGCTCGGAGATGATGGCGTTGCAGAGTAGACCGTTGACCTCCGGTGGCACGTAGGTATAGCCGTGAGTCCACTTCAACAGGAATGGCTGCGTAGACCACTCCGTATCGTACCACCACTCGGCCAAGTTGATAATGCCGGCCACGTGCGGGTCAGGGACCATGATGGTGTCGATCCCGTCAAAGAAATACCACGTGATCAGCAGGTTTGGGATCATTGGATTGCCCGACTCGGCAGTCAGCTCATCGACCGAGACAACAGGGACTTTGGGGATGGTGATAGTCCCCGCGTCGGCTTTGACTTTCAGGAGGTCACCCGAGACGTACACGAAGTCTTCGCGGGCATAGCGCCGGATGATAGCGCTACCGTCCTTCAGCATAGCGTCGACGCGCGCTGCCTCTGTCTGGTCGAGGTTCCTACCCAGCCTGGCTACGATGTCATCGGGTGTAGCTAGACTGGGCAGTCCTGTCGAGGGCGCAGTCACGATATCTGGAGGCTCTTGTATAAGTTCTATCAAGCGAGACTGATTGGAGCCAGGAGCCGCAAATGCTGTTCCGCTCTCCACCACCTGAACTGCTATCTGTACCCAGGTGCCCATCAAGGTCACCGAGTTAATCAGCCATCGCTGGTAATTCTGCGAATTGTTCGAGGCCAGCTGGATGATGATATCCCCAGGACTGACATTGGTAAAGTCGCGAGTGTAACCGTCAGAATCAGTTGTGCTAATAGCCAGCAGAGTCGGCGCAGACCATGAATCGGCCTGGTACTTGCCGTTGCCTGGTGCAGTGGTCGGGGTACCCGTCTGAGTCTGCCAGTACCCAAAAACTACGACCGAGCCCACACCGGCTCTGCTAGCCACCATAACTGACCACTCCTTGTTGCGAGCGTAGGCACGGCTACTCTTCAGTGCTACGCCGCTGCTGCTGGCCCCTCGTCCTACGCGGCTCGGGCTGCCGTAGCCGAGCGCGCTCTGCCTCTGCGGCGTACTCGGCCTGGGACTCGTCGGTCTCGGTGATCTCCTTGGCGGCCGCCTCCTGCTGCGCGGCCAGTTCCTCGTCGGTCTGCCCAGCCTGCTGTACTGCCGGGTCGGCCATGAACGCGCCGGTGTACGGATAGGGCGGTGCCTGGATGACGGAGAGCGCGCCGCCAGAAGGAGCGGACGCACCAACCGGGAGGACCGCGCCGAACGGCCAGCGCTGGGTGATCGTCTGGCCGGGCTGCATGACCGTGACGGGGTTGACCGTCGCGTAGGCGAGCCGCATCGTCATGCGCATGGCGATCGAGTCCTGCTGCATCAGGTTCATGATGACCTTGCCGGAGTCGTCGGAAATGACGCCCTGGTCGAACATCTTGAAGCTGATGTCCTTGCGGATGCCGATGATCGACTTGGTGAAGTCTCCGCACAGGAGGTCCGCGCCGGTCGTGCTGAAGTTCCACGATCCGTTCTGCACCTCTGCCAGGGGGTAGCCGTACAGTCCCCTGCCAGTATTGGACGCGGTCATGTCCGGGTTGTAGATCGGCACGCCCTGAGCCGACCGGAGGCCAGTGAGCTTCCAGCTCATGCCCGGCATCGCGGCGAAGCCGTTGACGGTGTAGCCGGTCTGCGCCATGGCCAGGCCGAGTGCCGACACGTCTTGACCAAGGTCGACACCGGACCCCTCAATGGTCCAGTGTCCGGACTTGGTAGCGCCGGTGAACACGGCCTCGCCCCAGGTCGTCGGCTTGTTGATGCCCC